GCGCATCGGTTTTGACATGCCAGCTTCTGACAACGCGATCGCGATCGCCTGCTTGCGGGATTTGACTAGCGGGCCGCCTTTGCCAGAATGCAGGCCGCCGGCCTTGTATTCCGACATGACTTTACCCACTTTTTTAGCGCCTTTGCTCATTTTCATCGAAACACCCTATCCGCAATAAAAGTAAGCACGCCGCCGATTGCCGACGCGATGCTCATGCCGACCCAAAACCCACCTTTGGATTTATTGGCCAGTTCCAATAACTTTTTAACATCATCACGAAGTGCGTGCACTTCAGTCTGTAGCGACTCAACTTGGGCTTCTAGCTTCCCAAATTCGCGAGGGTCAATGTCCGACATGCTCAACCTTTCGTGGCCGCCCCATTTTCTTAGTTGGCGGGCTGATAATTAACTGTTTTGCTTCAGTCTCTGGCTGGTCTTGATCGATGCGTACGTACCCGGCGTGACCTCTCATGCTATCAATATCGTGTTGCAGCGTAAACGTAACCGTTTGACCGCTGGTTAGACACCGAAAAGTCGCCATGATAATCCTCGCTGAGTTAATTTTAGGCAGCAAAACGGGGGCCGAAGCCCCCGGTATTACGCCAACGAACGTGCTACGACGATACGCAAAGTCGATGAAGCCAGATCAACAGTCGATCCAGACTCATTTTGAATGCGGAACTTAACGGTATTGGCTGCACTGACATAGCCAGTGACAGTCAGACCGACCAAATCCACGCCAAGCGATGCGCCAAGGACCATATCGCCCAAAGCAACGCCAGGAACAGTAACGTCATCAGTCTCACCTGCACCGTCGCTCAATGAACCGGCATCCAGTGTAGCTTTGACTAGCCAAGTATTAGAAAAAAGACCGCGAAACTGGTCATTACCAGCACGAACGGTTACGGAAGATGCAGTTGCCATAGTGTTCTCCTAATTAGGTTAAAAACCCCCGGCCGAAGCCGGGGAGTTTAATTAGGCTGGAACAGCCAGTGCAAAGGCCGAAGACGACAGTGCTGCACCGGTAGTGGCTGCAGTACGGATAGCCTTGACGCCGTAGATCGTGTCAGCAGTAAACAGGGTACCGAGGTATTCCTGCTTGTACTGAGTCTGCGAACGAACGCCCAGCTGCTCAACCAGAACCATCGAGTCTTTGTGACCCATCAGGCAGATACGGTCAGTAGCTGTGTTGCCAGCGCCAGTGTCGGCATTGGACGAAACGAACACTGGGATACCGTACAGGTTACCGATTTCGCCGTTACGGATGGCGTTGCCGTCACCCACAAAAGCCTGTTCGGTGTAGCGAGCCAGACCCATCAGCGTGTTACGGCTTGATGGAGGGATCAGGAAGAAACGGCCATCCATTGGGGTGTCGTTGTCGTCCAGACGCTGGATCGTGCGGCGGATAGCAGCGTCAGTCAGAGCTGCAGCGTTAGAGGTCGAGCTGTTGTACGCAGTTGTACCGTCAGAGCCGATGTAGGCTTTGGTGGACGATGCCGAAGTGGCATAGTCGTCGGTGCCAACGGTTGCGCCGTTGAATGCACGGCCCAGCTGGATCAGATCTGTATCAACGCGGCGTGCCAGAGCATAGCCGGCGTCGCCGGTGTAGAACTGACGCATTGAGTTCAGAGCCTGGACTTCAGCGATGTCTTCGATCAGACGGCTGTACTCGTAGTGCTTGTTGATGAGAACCTGAACGTCGGTGTCGCTTGCAGCGATCAGGGTGACAGCGTCAGTAGCTGCTTTGGCGCTAGCCGAACCGCGAGTCGGTGCTGGGATGTGGATTGTGTCGCCCTTTTTGCCCTTGAAGTTCATCTTCATGACCAGATTGGCCATAACGAGGTTCTTCTTGTAGGACGCGATAATCTCATCACTCCAAATCTCTGGAACGAAAGTACCGGCGCTAGATACGGTTACGCTATTTGCTGGGGAAAATGCTGTGTTTGCCATGTCTTACTCCTAAAAGTCAAAAGTTTATTTGACCCGGCCCTCACGATACGCTGCCATGATTTCATCAGACAAGGCGTCATACCGGGCTGGATCGGTCATTTTTAGCCGAATTAGGTCAGCTCTGCGGTAAACACGTTTCGAGCTCTCGCCAGAACCTCCAGAATCCACTTGAGCCGCTTTCATCGTCTGCTGACGCGTTTCGCGCTGCTCTTGCTGGGCTTGTTGCGTCTTGATGCCACGCAACTGCTTGTAGGTACTGAGCAATTCATTCGCCGCCTCGAAGTCATACTCAACATTTGCCTTCGTATAGAGCCCCAATCGTATGTTTGACGACTTTACCCACGTCTCAAACTCTGGATCGGCCCCGATTTGCATGAAATCTGGGTGCTCTTTAGCCAACATCTGTTGGGTCTGCATCTGTTTGAACTGCACCGCCGCCTGTTTGGCTGCGATCATGTCCGGATGCGACTCAAGGGTCTTCTGAACTGCCTGCTGCGGGTTTTCAAAAAAGTCTACTTCAGGCTCTACCCGTTCAATAGGTTGAGACTTAGTCGAAAGATTCTGCTTAATGAGCTCGTCGGCCAGTTTTCGCACTTCCCCGACTTCCTGCGCCTGGCGTCCGATCACTTTCTCGGCTTCCTGGTGCATCTTGACGATGTCTTGAACAGACTTGCCACGGTACCGATCCGGTAACTCGGGCACTTCTGCTGCAGGCATCTCGGGTAGTTTCGCTTCTTCTGCCTCTAACTCGCTAGGCATCTCCGGTTCTTGGTCAATCAACATATTAAGGTTCCTTTTCCTGCCATCTTTTGGTTCTCAGGATTAAACATAAACAGGGCATTTCTGCTTATCTGTTCGCTTTCTGCTCGGATTTTAGCTTGTCTCGGTGGCTTTTATCAAACTTTGCGTGAGCTGTTGGAAACGCTCCCGACCACCCTTCCAATTTAAACGCCGGTGCAGACACTACGCGGCTGGCTAACTTGCCGCAATTACAACTAACGGTTTTGTCCTCAAACTCGGTAAACCGCTCGATGCGTTCTCCACTTTCGCAGAGAAATTCATAAAATCGTTTCATTTAAGTCCTCGTAAGCTTCCTCGCTGACCTTTTTCAAGGTTTTCAGCCAGATTAGGATTGATAGCTCACCCTTCTTAAATTGTAAATCTTTTTCGCCATCTACATTAGAAATATTGTTGATCGAGGCAATCATACCGTCAATATCTTCCATCAAGTCTATCCAGCCTTGGCCGGACATCATGGTAAATCTATCTTCGTAATATTTTTGCAACTCGGGCGTCATTTATAGTCCTAAATTTTTTACGTGGTTAATTCAACAAAGGCATTATCGATATAAAACCAACCTTCACCAGGTGTCGGTTCTGTTTCGCTTGGTGCTGGTATTTCAACAAGCGTATAGCCATTAGGCGGAGTGTACTCAGAAACGCCATCCCATACGATAACGTTATCCACTTTGTTTGTTTCTTTATTTACCATCGCGTAATTACTCATACTTCACCTTAGAACGTAGTGATAATTACTTGCCCAGCGCCGCCATCTGTAGCGTTCGTATTTGCTGCTGTAGAACATCCTCCGCCGCCGCCAGGCTGCGTGCCAGCAGTCGTAGAATTTCCACCTGCACCACCAAATAATGATGTTCCACCCGCGCCTGTACCGCGAGTACCACCACCGCCACCCCATCCGGCTGCTGCTCCAGCATTACCGCCAGTAGTACCAGTTCCAGCACCGCCCCCCGTATAAGAATATCCGGCCTGCGCAGCAACACCAGTCGCTGAAGCTGATCCAATCGTCCCTAATCCAGACGGGCTAGGTGTGTTGTCATATGTGGTTGTGGTATTAAAAACTAAACCACCAAAACCACCATCTGCAAACCCACCACTTACATAAACTGTCGATCCGCTACCTAGCGTTACGCCAGAACTGCCACCAGCAGTCCCACTTCCAGCACTTCCAGTGCGTCCTACACCCGCAGCACCAACTGTTATAGTTGAGGTTGATCCCATTGTGGCTATCGGAACAGTTATTTCAAAATAACCTCCACCCCCACCAGCAACAGTATTTGCAGCAGTAGCATTCCTAGAGCCACCACCACCACCACCCCACATTTGAATGCGAACAAATTGCCCAGTAGATGGCTTTGTCCATGTGCCAGATGAATTGAATGTCTGAACATCAGCAGTAGATGTTGCTACTGTAATTGAACCAGCGCCATTGGTAATAGAAATACCAGAGCCAGCTGTTAATGTTGATTTTGTAAGTGTATTACCGGTAGTATTGCCAATTAAAAGCTGACCATTAGTATAAGTTGTTTGACCTGTACCACCTTGGTCAACTCCAACAGTACCAGTAGATGTTAAGTTTTTACTTGCATCTGTAAATACTGTTTTTGATGCAGTTAATCCAGAGATATTTACGTTACTAGCAAATGTAGTTGTTCCAGCAAAGTAGTTTTCTGCTGTACCGGCGGCATAGAAGTTATAGCGCCCAGTGCCAGATGCTATGTTTCCGTAGAAGCCATAGTTATTAGTGGCTCCGGTGAGAGAAGATTGCGCTGCAAAACCATATTGGTTTGTAACAGCAGACGTTGCGCCAATAGTGCCTTGCTGTGCGTTGTAATGGTTTACGCTTGTCAAAGTAAACGCAGAAGCAGCTGTACTATAAGTGCTGTTAAATAAATTTGCAGCAGTCGTTACATCAGATTGAACTTGTACGTTTTGCGCTACGCCAAAAGATGTTGTAGCACCAGTAAGGTTTTTGCGTAAATAAACATTTACTCCTGCTGTTGGGTTGCCACCAATAGTTACCTGACCTGTACTATCAATCCGCATCCGTTCAGTAGGCGAACTAGAACCGTCAGCAGTTGTGCTAAATACCAAACGCCCCGGCATATCGTTTGTGCCAGGAGTTCCGTCTACTGCTGCCGTAATAGATGCGGCATCAATAAACCCTACTCCATCGTCGCCAGCAAAAGATATTGTTGCAATAGTATCGCCGCTTGTAACAATCCCTTGAGTTCCGATGGTTGTACTTCTTGATTTTCCTAGCGCAAACTTTGACCCAGCAGTTGACGAAAGCCATGAGGCAATCCCCATGCCATTTGCGGTGCCGCTAACATTATTTTGCACTAGAAAATTTGGCGTAATAGAACCTATTGTGCTTCTTGTTAATGAGCCTTGTGTAATTTGTCCAGTTGCATCAATAACAAATGGCGTACTGTCAGGGTTGGTGCTATCCTCGACTACTAGCGCATTACCTGTGCCTGTCTGCGTAATACGTAAGGCATCACTGGTGCTGCTAGTTGAAATAATTTGATTTGTGCTAAACGTATTAGCTATGTTTACGTAGGCACCATTAGTAACGGTAGCTGCATTACCAGTTATATTGGCGCTGACTGTTGCCGGCAAAGACAATGTCACACCACCAGTGGATGCCGATACATCAATCTCATTGGTAGTGCCTGTGATTGATGTGACGCCGCTATTAGCAATCGTTATCGACCCAGCGCCTTCAGTAATGCTGATGCCAGTGCCATCAGTTAGGGTGTGTTTCTCCCACAGACTGGTTGACTCGTTATAGATCAGCACCTGGCCATTGGTAGGATTCTGCGCTGATACATTATGCAGCTCATCCATCTCGTAACCATTCTGTACACGTACATACAGACGACCATTGCCTGCATTGGCTCGCTCTACTACACCGATATAGACAAGATGATTGGGTGCATAAGGTTTAGTGGCAGTCAGCGTGTCCGCAGTCGCACCCAAATACAGCGTATCGCCAGCTGTATAGGCACTAAGATCTAATCCATCTT